AAAATGTGGTTTTAAAAGAATAGGTATATCAAGAAAAAGTAATTTTGTGCACGTAGGTATAGGTTACCCTGGAGCACCAAGCACAACTATTTGGACATACTAAAATAAATTCAATGAAATTAATTAGAAAGATAAGCATTGGCCAAGATTACAAAAACGAGGCAATGCATTACTCTGTGGGTCAAGAAGTCTACGGAGGTCACAAAATATGTGACATACTAGAAGAAGAAGGAAATTACAAGATATATATTCAAAAAGACGGAGCACAGTTGCCTTGGAAACATTTTAATGCTAATATGGCTGTATCAATAGAATATAACTTAGACTACTAAATGAAATCACTATACAATTATATTATATCAACAACCAATCGATACGATAATAAAGTGTCTATCGATAACAAAGAACTTATATTAAACACAGAAGTTACTGAACGTGATTACATGTTTGTTAACAGAATCGGAACTGTAGTTAATGTTCCAATTAATATAACTACTCCTATAAAGCCAGGGGATGATGTTATTATACATCATAATGTGTTTAGAAGATGGTTTGATGTAAGAGGAGTTGAAAGAAACTCGGGTAGCTATATAGATGAAGATAAATATATAGTTGCACCAGATCAACTGTTTGCTTACAAGCAAAATGGTAAGTGGCACTGCCCAAATATGTACTGTTTTGTAGAACCTTTAGAAAACGAAGACATATGGAGCACTGAGAGTGAACAAAAACTCTTAGGAAAGCTTACATATACAAATGACTATTTGGAGTCCTTAGGGCTATCCTATGGCGATATAGTAGGGTTTACTCCAGATTCAGAATACGAATTTAACATAGATGATAAAAAATTATATAGAATTTTATCAACAGACATAACTATCAACTATGGACATAAAAAAGAAACGAGAACTTATTCTTAAAGCTACAGAAAATTCAATAAACGAATTAATAAAAGTTATGAATAAGAAAATGGATCCAGATGAATTAGATCCTGAAAAAGTTAAAATATCTGCTTCGGCATATAGATTAGCAATGGAAGACGCTATCACAATGTTAGATAGAGTTGAAGAGTTGTCTAATATAAAAGAAGAAGGAGAAAAAGAGAAAAGAGAATTCTTTGGTGTGGAGGGCCGCACTAATGTATAAGCAAATGCTATACACAACAACTACAGATCATTTAGATATTAAGCACGTTAAAAAAACTAATAAAGCTAAAGCTTTTAAATATGGTTATAACGAAGATATTGATTGTGTTGTTATAAGTAAAACCGGTGTTATAGGTGAAATATATGAAGTTCAAGGACTACGAATTGCATTACCCCAAGCACCAGATAAAATTGCTGGTCAAGAATTAAATAAAGAAGAACAAGTGTTCATAAAAACACCAAAGCCTTCTTCGCTAAATAAAATTAAAACAATATATGATTTTAAAATACTTCCAGACGATTTTAAAGAACAGTACTACGATTATATCGATAATGAGTTTAGTCGCAGGTCTGATGGTTATTGGTTCATGTGCAACGAAACCCCGTGTTACATTACGGGCTCACACTATGTCTACCTCAATTGGACAAAAATTGATGTGGGATCACCGGACTTTAGGCAAGCAAACAAGATATTCTACTATTTCTGGGAAGCGTGCAAAGCTGATTCAAGAAGTTATGGAATGTGCTACCTCAAGAATAGACGGTCTGGTTTTTCCTTCATGGGAAGCTCAGAGGTTGTTAATCAAGCTACAGTATCAAGGGATTCCAGATTCGGAATTTTATCTAAATCTGGATCAGATGCAAAGAAGATGTTCACAGATAAAGTTGTACCAATATCAGCAAATTATCCGTTTTTCTTTAAGCCGATACAGGATGGAATGGAAAGACCCAAAACTGAGCTATCGTACAAAACACCGTCGAGGAGGCTCACCAGGAGTACCATTAACGAAGCCTCGACCGAAACCCAAAAAGGATTGGACACAACGATCGATTGGAAAAATACAGGGGACAACTCGTACGATGGGGAGAAACTCAGATTACTTGTTCACGACGAATCGGGAAAATGGGAGAAGCCGGACAACATACTCAACAACTGGAGGGTCACAAAAACGTGCCTCAGGCTTGGAGCAAAAGTAGTTGGTAAATGTATGATGGGTTCTACATCAAATGCTTTAGATAAAGGTGGTGAGAATTTTAAAAAATTATACTATGACTCAAACGTTACGAAGCGAAATCGCAATGGGCAGACTGCTAGTGGATTATACGCTTTGTTCATACCTATGGAATGGAACTACGAAGGATTCATTGACAAATATGGATACCCTGTGTTTGATACTCCAGAAACTCCAGTCGAAGGAGTCGATGGCGAGCTTATCAGTTACGGAGTTATCGAGCATTGGGAGAATGAAGCAGATGGGCTTAAAGGAAACAATGATGGGCTTAATGAGTTCTACAGACAGTTTCCTAGATATGAGAAACACGCCTTTAGAGATGAAATAGAAAAGTCTTTATTCAATCTAAATAAAATATATGAACAAATAGATTTCAACGAAGAAATGGTTATGCAGGGTTATGTAACCCGTGGATCATTTAGTTGGAGAAACGGTGTGAAAGATTCTCAAGTAGAGTTTCACCCAAATAAAACTGGAAGATTTAAATTATCTTGGATACCTCCAGTTAGTATGCAAAACAATGTAATCGTTAAAAATGGGATTAAATACCCAGGTAATCAAGACTTAGGAGCTTTTGGTTGTGATAGTTATGATATATCTGGAACAACCGACGGTAGTGGTTCTAATGGTGCGTTACACGGGCTAACATCATTTAGTATGTTATCTGAAGTACCATCTAGTCAATTCTTTTTAGAATATGTAGCTAGACCACAAACTGCTGAAATATTTTTTGAAGATGTTCTTATGGCAATGATATTTTATGGAATGCCAATACTAGCGGAAAACAATAAACCTAGATTATTATATCATATTAAAAGAAGAGGCTATAGAGGTTATTCAATGAATAGACCTGATAAGTCTAGAAACAAGCTTTCTGTTACAGAAAAAGAATTAGGTGGTATACCTAACTCTTCAGAAGATATAAGACAAGCTCACGCAGCTGCAATTGAAAGTTATATTGAAAACCACGTCGGCATTAAAGAAGATGGTGTTTGTGGTAGAATGTACTTTCAAAGAACGCTTGAAGACTGGTCAAAGTTTGATATTAATAAAAGAACTAAGTTTGATGCATCTATAAGCTCAGGACTAGCTATTATGGCATGTCAAAGGCATTTATATGCGTCTAAAAGTACACGCGAGATTAAAAAAATAGATTTTGGGTTTTCAAAATATAATAACGCAGGATCAAATAGTAAAATAATACAATAGAAAATGGCAGAAGCTACAGGACAAGTTACCCAATTTCCCAGCCAATCAGTTAATGATGCTACTAAAAAAAGCAAAAAATACGGAATGGAAGTGGCGCGAGGTATACAAAACGAATGGTTTAGAAAAAACTCTGGATCGGGTAGGTTCACTCAGAATCAACGTGATTTTCACAAGTTAAGATTATATGCAAGAGGTGAGCAATCAACTCAAAAATATAAAGATGAGTTTTCAATCAACGGAGATTTATCATATCTTAATTTAGACTGGAAACCAGTTCCAATTATACCTAAGTTTGTAGATATAGTTGTAAACGGTATGCAAGACAGGCTATTTACAATTAAAGCTTTTGCTCAAGATCCTACTTCCATAAAAGAAAGAACAGATTTTGTGGAAATGGTTGAGGAAGATATAATAGCTAAGGAGTTTATTGAAGATATAGACGAAAAATTAGGTATTGACACTAAAAACATATCTGATCCTAATACTCCTGAATCAAAAGAAGAGCTTGAGTTGCATATGCAAATAGGCTATAAACCATCTATAGAGATAGCTCATGAACAAGCTATGGATAATGTTTTTAAAAGAAATAATTATCCAGAACTTAAAAAAAGGCTAGATTACGATCAAGCTGTTTTAGGTATTGCATGCGCTAAGCATAGTTTTAATAATACAGATGGTATAAAATTAGATTATGTTGACCCAGCTAATTTAGTTTATTCATATACAGAGGATCCTAATTTTCAAGATGTATATTATTTTGGCGAAATTAAACAAATAAAAGCAAACGAGCTTAAAAAACAATTCCCCGGCTTATCTGAAGAAGAATTTGAAGATGCAGTAAAAAAATCAAGTAATTATAATAATTATGATTATACTACTAATGATAGTGCTGATAGTTCAGATTCTAATACATTAACTGTATTATATTTTAACTGGAAGACTTGGGAAAAAAGTGTTTATAAAATAAAAGAAACATCTACTGGAGCTAAAAAAGCTATTAAAAAAGATGATACATTTGATCCTCCAAAAGATCAAAGAGCAAGGTTTGAAAAAGTAGCTCAAGCTAGAGAAACAATATATGAGGGTGTTATGGTTTTAGGAACAGATAAGTTACTAAAATGGGAGAAAGCCGCTAACATGGTTAGACCTGACTCTAATACTAATAATGTTATGATGAATTACGTTGTTAGCGCCCCGAGAATGTACAAAGGTAAAATTGAAAGTTTAGTTAGCCGTATGGTTACTTATGCGGATCTTATACAATTAACACATTTAAAATTACAACAAACAATTCAAAGAATGACGCCCTCTGGTGTTTATTTAGATGCTGATGGTTTAGCTGAAATTGATTTAGGTAACGGTACTAATTATAATCCACAAGAAGCGCTTAATATGTACTTCCAAACAGGTTCTGTTATAGGAAGATCCATGACCGTCGATGGTGAAATGAATCCCGGTAAGGTGCCAATACAAGAGCTTCCAGGTGGTGGAGGTCAACAAACACAATTACTTATACAAACGTATAATTATTACTTACAAATGATGCGGGATGTTACAGGCCTTAATGAGGCTCGTGACGGAAGTGACCCAGATACCTATGCATTAGTTGGAGTCCAAAAGTTAGCGGCGGCAAATTCTAATACAGCAACAAGGCATATACTACATAGCTCTTTATATATAACAGCTGAGTTAGCTGAAGCTATTTCAATAAGAATAAAAGATGTTCTTGAATTCCACCCGCAAAAAGAAGCTTTTATAGGAGCAATAGGCAGGTTTAGTGTAGGAGCTTTAGAGGAAGTAAACAATTTATATTTGCATGATTTTGGTATATTTTTAGAACTAGATCCTGATGAAGACGAAAAACAGTTAGTTGAACAAAATATTCAAATGGCATTAGCTAAAGATCAAATACAATTAGAAGATGTAATTGATATTAGACGTATAAAAAATATAAAATTAGCAAACGAGCTTTTAAAATATAGAAGAACTAAAAAAATACAAAAAGATCAAGAAAGAGCAGAGCGAAATATTGCGGCTCAATCAGAGGCTAATGGCAAAGCTGCCCAAGCTGCTGAACTAGCAAAAGCACAGGCAGAGCAAATAAAAGCTCAAGCGAAAGTTCAATTAGCTGAAGCTCAAACAAATTTCGACATAAAGAAGTTAGAGCACGAAGCAATAACAAAACGAGAGCTTATGCAATATGAGTTTGATTTAAATATGAAATTAAAGAGAATGGAATTAGACTCTAAAAAAGAAATTGATTTACAAAAGCCGCCATCTAATCCAGAACCTAAAAAAGGTTTTGAATCTAGTGGTAATGATGTGCTTGGTGGTATTGATTTAAGTGGGTTTGAACCACGATAAAAATTATTAACTATTATATATTATTAAATTATGAGTGAATGGAAAATTAAAGGTGCTGTTGATAGTGAAGAAACTAAATCAGCACAAGAACAAGAACAAGCTGTACTTGA